AACTAATGCTAATCTTACAGGTCCTGTCACAAGTATAGGCAATGCAACAGCTATTGCTAATGGAGCTATCTCTAATGCAATGCTAGCTAATGGAGCTGTAGCGAATCTATCAGGTACTAATACAGGTGACAATGCTACGAATAGCCAATATAGTGGCTTAGTAAGTAATGCAACTCATACAGGTGATGCTATAGGAAATGTAGGCTTAACTGTTAAGGGTATCAATGGCACTTTATTATCTAATCTTAATACAGGCATATTAAAGAACACAACAGGCACAGGTGTACCAAGTATAGCTGTAGCTGCTGATTTCCCTATACTCAATCAAAATACTACAGGAACTGCAGGATCTACTGCTACATTAGCAACTGCGAGAACTATATCCACTAATGGTGATGTACTATATACATCCCCTCCATTTGATGGTTCTGCGAATGTTTTAGGTACAGCTACATTAGCATCAATAGGTGTAGCAGGAACTTACACAAAGGTCACTACAGATGCTAAGGGTAGAGTAACAGTAGGAGCTAATATAACTGCAGGAGATGTACCTACTCTTAATCAAAATACAACAGGTACAGCAGCTAATGTTACAGGCATTGTTGCAGTAGCTAATGGTGGTACAGGTACAGCCACTCCAAGCTTAGTAGCAGGAACTAATGTAACTATTACAGGGACATTCCCTAATCAGACTATTGCTGCTTCAGGTGGCGGTGGTGGTGGTACACAAATAGGAGATTTAATTGGTGGCGGTGTAGTTGTTGCAGTATTTAATCAAAATGGAGTAAATAAAGCTCTTATTGCAAGTTTGACTAATTTATCTGCAGGTGTGCAGTGGACAATTGCTGCATTTCAAGGTACTGCAATAGGTGCTACAGCTCGAAGTTTTCATGATGGTCTTAGTAATACAAATGCAATTATAGCACAAACACTTCTCCCTGCAAGTACAAATTACGCAGCAGGACTTGCAAGACTTTTTGCAGGCGGTGGTTTTAGTGATTGGTATTTACCTTCAAGTTGGGAATTAAATATGTGTTATAATTCAGCAGCTATTACAGCAAAAGTTACAGGAGTTACTTCATTTCTTACTACTTACTATTGGAACTCTACAGAGGCAGACACTTCAAGTGGGGGAGTTCAACTGTTTAATAATGGCAGTGTTACATCCTTCGGTAAGGGAGCAGGATTAAATGTCCGAGCTGTCAGAATACATACAATTTAAATAAATTAAGATGAAACAATTAATAGGATATTACAACGAGCAAGGGCAATACATTGAAGAATATGTAGATGTTATTGAAAGAACTAGCGAGCAACTAATACAAGAGAAAGAATCTCAGCTTTTAGCCTTGTATGAAGAGTTGAAATCTTTAAGAGGAGAATAGATGCCTGCTACTACAATCATAGCACAGCCATCTGTAATGATGCCTGCTTATAATCCTATTAAGTATATCATAGATAATGCTTATAAGAATGAGCCTGGCTTCAGATATATCTTTACGGTCTATCCTGTAACTAATGCTACTCCGATAGCTCAGTATAAGACTCTACCTGTATTCGGTACAGGGTATGGTGAGCAGGATATCTCTAGGTTGATGCAATCATTGGTGACATGGAACTTTGGATTAGGTATTGTAAATGAATCATGGTATCAATATGATATCCGATTTGGCTATGAATACACTGCTAATATTGTATATACTAATTCACTTACACAAAGTACAGGAGGAGATATAGTGATACATTACAATGCTCATGGTTTTGTGCTAGGTGATCAGATAAGTATTACTCAGGCATATGGAGGGATTGCTGCTAATCCTACAGTAGAGGGATTGCATACAGTGATATTTGCTAGTGCTAATCTATTTGTTATCAATGCTAGATGGGATACTGTAACTGATGCCACTATCAATGGCACTGTTACCTATGCAGATTTAAGAAAGACAATACTTATAGAGGATGTAACTCTATCAGAGTTAGAGGTATTTAATGGAGCTTATAGCTTAGGTATCTATGCTCAGGGATTATTCCCATCTACAGAGTACAATACTACACTTAATCCTAGTAATGCTTTGACATCATTGGTTAGTAATACTCAAGCTAGTGCAGCATCTATTGCCACAGGTCAATTATATTTTTTAATGGTTAGAACATATAGTGTAGAGACTTATTATGTTACTTATTTTGATTGGGATGATAATCAATTAACATCATCTACTGTAGCACCAGGTACTACTGATGGATTATATAATTTCTTTGTGACTACAGATGTACCATCTGAAGCTCCTATTACTCAGAATTTTCGTGTAGAAATAAGAGGAGATAATTCTATAATTAACTACTACTTTAAATATGATAATAGATGTGTTATCAATGAAGATTATCTGTACTACCTAGATAGAATGGGATCATGGCAATCCTTTGCATTCCAACTCAAGACCTATGAGAAAGGGCAGATAAGTAGAGAGATGTATAATCAGCATGTAGATGGTCAGGTGGTAGATGGTGAATGGTTGTATAGCTCAACTGCTATAGGCAACAGAACTTTGAATACTAATGTATCTAATACCTTAGAATTAAATACTAATTGGATGGACCAATACGATGCTGATAGATTCCAAGAGCTACTAACATCCCCTCAAGTGTTCTATAATAATGGTATAGAATCAAGAGCTTGCACTATAGATGCTACATCTTTTGAGAACTTTAGACAGCGAAATAAGAATCTAATTAAGCAATCAGTAACTATTAAGCTAGCACTTAATACTCCTATCAATGGTTAGGATACAACTTAGCACAGGCTACCTAGATGTTAAAGAGGGTACATCATTCCCTCTTAACTTTAGCATTGGAGATATCAGAGATATATCTAAGAGAACAGGTAACTTTAGTAAGACCATTACTTTAGTAGGCAATAACAATAACAATAACCTACTGAATCACTACTATGATGTAAACATTCAAGCTGGCACTTTTAATATTAATCAGCTCACTAGCTGTGATGTTATTCAGGATGGTATCCCTGTTATGACTAACGCAACTCTTCAGCTCATTAACATTAAGAAGTCACAGCTCACATCAGCCTATGAGCAGATGGTGGAGTATGAGGTATTGATTAAAGAGGATAGAGGTACATTCTTTACTGACATCTCTAATAAGTATTTGAATAATATAGATTTCTCAGACTTAGATCACTTTGTAGATGCTGATGTAGTGATTAGTACTTTTGACTATTCAGTAACAGAGGGGTATAAGTATGTAATGCCATTTAACATAGACAATCAGTATCAGCTAAATTGGTTTAAACCTGCTATCTATGCTAAGACTTACTTTGATAGAATCTTTGCTACAGCAGGATATAGTTACACTTGGGATGGATTAGCAGCTGCGAACTTTGATAAGCTACTGATTCCATACAATGGTGATCAGAATATAGTGGATTGGAGTGATTATAAAGTAGTGGCTAGTAATAGTGGATGGAGTCAGACTTGGTCTACTCCTCAAGTAAATGCAACTTTTGGACAGATGACAATTCCTATCAGATATCCTATTACTACAGGATGGACTGAGACATTAGATTCTAGCAACTTATTTAATACTACCAATGGAGAGTACACTACTCCTCAATGGACAGGGGTAGGTGCAGGTCAATCTTATACATGGGAGATGACTGTAAGTTATACTCTATCACTTAATGCAAGTACATCATGTTATTCATTAGGACCAATTATTTTACCTCAAATTCCTCACAGTAATAGTTTTAGATTAGCTTTAAATGTATCTATAGGTGGCAATCAAAATATAGATTGCATAGGTCAATATATCTATGCAGATTATGATGATAATGCTATGCCTTCAGGTATTACTAACTTAGGTAGTTTTACTGAGGTTTTTACTTTAAGTGCTACCTCAGATGGCTCAGGATTTATAGACTATAATGATATTCAGATAGCACAAGCTAGAATATTATTAGGTGCAGGTCAGTATAGGCAGTGGGAGGATGAGTTTAGTATTAGCCCATTTACACCTCCTGAAATAATCTTAGACATTACATCAATAGACCTAACCATCCGCCCATCTGATAACATCCCATTGAACAGTGGTATCACTACCATGAACAACTTTATCCCTGAGAAGATTAAGCAATCGGATTTCATCAAGAGTATTTTTATGATGTATAATATTTATGCTACTGCTGATCCTGATAATCAGAATAATCTAATCCTAATTAGTAGAGATGAGTACTATGATTCAGGTAAGGCTGTAGATTGGACTAACAAGCTGATGAAAGACAAAGAGCAATCTATGATTTTTATCCCTGAGCTTAACAATAAGAAACTAAGACTAACATATAAGGCAGATACTGACTCACCTAATACAGTCTATACAGGTGTTACTAATGAGATATATGGACAAGTGGAGGTAACCTTTGATAATGAGTATGTGAAAGGTATAGATGTCAAAGAACTTATCTTCTCACCTACACCTGTACAGCCTACAATATTCGGTGCATTCCTACCATTACTAAATGGTGCAGCACCTAAGACTAACATCAGAATATTATATGATAATAGGCAGAAGGTTGCTCAGGAGGTTATAATTAATTCAGGGTATGATACACAAACATCTACAGGTGGAGCTTATCCATACATCTCACATTTTAGAGGAGATCCATTTAATCCTCTCTCAGATATTAACTTTGCACCTTGCCAATACTACTACTATCAGCTAGCTCAGAACACTAATAACAATCTTTACAATAGTTATTGGAGGAGAACAGTAGCACAAATAAATGGCGGTAAGCTATTGACTGCATACTTTCTACTTAATGAGGTAGACATCCAACTAATGGAGCTGAATGATAAGATAAGGATTGACAATTCATGGTGGAGTATTAATAAGATTATAGATTATAACGCTAATGACTTAGTGCCTACTAAAGTAGAATTGATTAGCTTAGAGACTGAAATAGATTTACCTAACTTCGGATAGAGATGGCAAGAAATAAAGGACCAGGTAATGGTGAGCAGATTGTAAGTATAATGCAAGGGTATAATACTAAGACCAATGTAACTACTGACAATCATAACTCTATTATCTTAGGCTCAGGTAATGTGATAGGAGATAGACTTAATGCTTTAATAGTAGGCAATGGTCTAAGCCTAGAGAATGATGGCATAGCTACTACTAATCTTACAGTGACTACCACGCTCAATGGTAGAGCTGTTAGTGATATACTACCTACCTACACTAAGTACATAGTTTTGATTAGTCAGACAACTACTAATGCACCTACATTCATAGAGATGGAGAATACTATAGGACCTATAATTTGGACTAGAGGAGCAGTAGGTATATATTTTGGTACATTAGCAGGTGCATTCACTTTAAATAAGACTTATGTAATGCTAAGCAATGTATTGCCTAATAGTGCAGTAATGGCAAAGAGAAGAGATAATGATACTATTGAGATAAATACTACCAACTTACATAGCCCTACTGCAGCTTATCATGATACCCACTTACTTAATAACACACTAGAAATCAGAGTATATGAATGAAGTAACTATCCCACTTAAGATATCAGGCATAGCTCAGATGAAAGCTGAGTTAAGAGAATTGAAAGGAGCTATAGCCAATGCTACTGATCCTGCACAAATGACTGCACTTGCACAGCGAGCAGGTGAAGTAGCTGATAGATTAAAGGATGCTAATGAGCAGGTGGCAGTCTTTACAGCTGGCTCTAAGTTTGAATCTATAAGCAACTCATTAGCAGGGGTGCGAGGAGATCTTGCATCATTAGACTTTGAGGGTGCTAATGAGAAGGCTAAAGTATTTGCAAAAAATCTAGGTAGCTTGAATCCTAAAGATATATCTAAAGGCTTGAAAGACTTTACAGGTACACTAGGAACACTATCAAAAGCATTTATAAAGTTAGGAGTAACTATCTTAATGAATCCTATATTTTTAATAGTAGCTGCAGTAGTAGCCATTATAGCTGTAGTAGCTTTAGTACTCAAATCATTTGGAGTATTAGATGATGTAATCAAAGCAATGATGATGCCTATCAATATGCTGATTGCAGGATTTAAAGAGCTTACAGATTGGTTAGGTCTTACAGCATTCGCTGCTGAAGATAATGCAGAGAAAACTTTAGCTGCTAATGAGAAAGTAGTGGCATCATCAGATGCTAGAACTGCTAGAGTTACAGGAGATTTGGGTAGAGAGATTGCTGAGGCTAAGGCAGCAGGTAAAGATACTACTAAGCTAGAGGAGGAGTTAAGCAATACTAAAATAAAAGAGGCTAATAAAAGAAAACAATCTGCTAAGGAGGCACTAGATGCACAGAAGAAATTAGGGGATGATGCTGACCTTAAGAAAATAGAAGATTTAAAAAAGCAAGTAGCTAAAGAAAATGAAATAATAAAGCAAGGCTATAGTGAGAAAGCTGTAGCTAAAAATACTGCTGATAAAAAAGAGTCTGATGATGCTGATAAAAAAGAGAAAGAGGCTAGTGATAAAGCTAAGGTAGCAAGAGACAAAAGAATAGCAGCAGATAAAGCCTCAGAGGCTGATATTGCTGCAGCTGCTAAGGTAGTATCTGATTCTAAAAAGACTGCTCAACAAGTAGAGCTTGATGATTTGGCTGCTGCCTATAAGAAAAAAATAGATGAGGCTACTAAACATAAGAATGATACTACTGCATTAATAGAGGCTCAGAAGATACAAGAGGCAGCTATTACTAAAAAGTATGCAGATGCTGATAAGGCTATTCAAGATGAAAAGGATGCTAAGAAAAAAGAAGCAGATGCAAAAACCATTGCAGATGCAATAGCACTTGAAGATTTTAAGTACAATGAGATAGCAAGATTAGCAGCAGAAACTGAAACAAATGCACAGCAAAAGATCTTAAAGGATGCTGAGTATAGAAAGCTAATAGAACAACAAGCATTTGAAGCTAAGACTGCAAAACTAAAAGAAGATGATGAGTTATATCTTTTATATAAAGCAGAGTTTCAAAAGAAATTAGATGATATTGATACTGCAACAGTAGAGAAAGTTAAAGCAGATGAAGCTACAAAACGAGCTGAGCAATTTGCTACTATTCAAAAAGGATTTGAATTTGCTGAAAAAACATTAGGAGCTATAGAGGGTATAACTAGCTTAGCTCAAGCTAATAAATTAAAAGGAGTACAGAAAGGTAGTAAGGAAGAGGAGAAGATAATGAGAAAACAATTTAATCTTAATAAAGCTATGCAATTAGCAGGGGCTGTCATTGATGCAGGTAAAGCTATTACAGCATCTCTAGCATCATCACCTATCGCTATAGGTCCTGTGCCTAATCCTGCAGGTATAGCATCCCTAGCATTTGCAACCATTACCTCAGCAACTAATATAGCTAAGATAGCAGCTACTCAATTTACATCAAGCTCAGCACCATCTGCTGATACTCCAGGTAATATTGGAGGAGGAGGTGCATCCACTACAGCAGTAGCACCTACAGCAGGTCCTCAACTATTTGGTCAAGCTAACACAGGTAGCCAAGTGAATGCAGGAGGTAGCACAAATAACATAACAGTAACAGCTATAGTATCTGAGACTGAGATAACAGCATCACAGAATCATATTAATAACATACAAAATAATTCAGTATTATGATAAGCTATCAATCAATCGTAGATAAGATTATTGCATTCTATGACAATCACCTCCAGGTTAAAAAGGTAGGCTCAGACTTTAAGGAGCAAATGGGTAACTTTGCTACTGCTGATGAGAAGTATCCACTAGTCTATGTAGTACCTACAGGAGTTACTCCCTATGAGAATGTATCTATCTTTAATCTAGAGATATATTGCTTTGATATTATACAGATGGATAGAGCTAACATCACAACTATTCTAAGTGATACTCAGCAGATACTCCAAGACCTTTACCTAGAGTTTACATTCTCAGATGACTATGACTTTGATATAGATGGACAGCCTACATTCATACCATTAAACAATGACTTGCTAGACTATGCTGCAGGGTGGCAGATGAATATTTCAGTAGTGATTAAGTCATGGACAAATTGCCAAATTCCTGAACAATTTTCTTAATTGATATAATATAGTTATGGCATATAAGAATACAGGTGAGTTTAATGTAAAGTATCCTACTCGTAGGAGAATGGCTAACATCTTAAAAAGAATCTTAAGAAATGATATTGTACAAAACAATGGCACACTAGTAGAGTCTATTAGAATCAATGCTAAAGTAACAGGATTCGGTAGCTTAGAGATAGAGATAGTAGCTATGTATTACTTTATCTTTTTAAATAACGGTGCTTTCTTATGGAATGGTGGAGTAATTACTCCTAGAGATTATGTTAATACCTTTACTAGAGAACTAGCAGCTGCAGGTATTACTAATGAAATATATGGACAGTATGTAGAATGGATATCTAAGAATTATCCTATCTTAGAGGTAGCTGAAATATTAGAAAGTGATCAGAGATTGACTTATACATTCTATGCACTAGATCCTCCTGCAGGATTTACTCCTAACTATCCATTAACTGTCTAAAGTTTTTTTCATTCCTAAGATATTAAAGACTAATACTACAGGCATATTTAGGATATCATTGAACTTGCTTAGGTCATCATTGCATAGAGCCATGATAGTGGACTCCCAAGCAAATTTCTGCTTCTCCTGTTCTTTCTTTTGCTCTTTAATCTCATCAGCATCCTCTAGCACCTCCTCATCAGTAACTACATCTACCAATAGATTAGTATAGGTATTGGTGAAATTCTCTCTATACTTTAGATACTCAGGGATAAGACCATAAACATCAGTAATTGGATAGTCTAAATACCAATCTAATCTATCTCTAGGACTATACTCATAAGGCTCAATGATGTCATCACCATAAACATTCTTAGATGTTCTCCTGTACAGCAATGCTAAGATGTGGCAGAAGTGTTCTAAGTAGTTATTAGAGAAATAATGCTCTAGGTCTATGAACTCACCTAGTGATAGCTTACTGAATGGCTTGAGTACATACTTATCTAGCTTATTCTTATACCTCCTAGATGGATCAGACTGTAGCCATTTAATCTGCTTAGTCAATTCACTTAACTCATCTATATCTAGCTCCTCAAATTCAGAGATATTGCTATCAGTTAAAGCAGAAAGTACATCAATCTGATAGTTAAACATTCCATCCTCACTGCTCAGACTCCTGATCTCCAGGAACTGACTCACTGATATCTGATTCCAATGCTTTGGTAACTTGAGATTCTGCATGGTTAGTGATTTTGTAGGTTACAAAGGTAAGGTAAGGGATAGCTATATCTGCTTTGAGCTTACTGAATAGTTTAGCTTTGTGTTTTAGATGTGCAGAATCATAATGCTCAGCATTGGATAGGTCAGTTCGTTTGAACATTAGAGCCATAATTTCAGAAATATATTCTTTATTATCTTTCTTAACTATCTTTTCAACAATCCTAGAATCTTTTACTGAGAGCTTCATCTCAGCTCTATAAGTATAGCCATCTATCTCTATCTCTTCAACAGCATCTTTCTTAGTATAGTTATCTTTATTAAACAACCTTACATTCTCTAAGAACAGCTCAAAGTCTATATCCATCTCCTCCTCAGTTATACCTAAGTACTCAAAGACTTTACAATGTTTCTCTAGAGTATCATACTCATCACTGTTATGAATAGCAGATATCTTTTGGAACTGCTCTAGTGTTAGCTCCTCCATCTTAGAGGGGATTTCTTTACCGAATAAATTTATCATAATTTCTAATTTTTGAACAAATATAAAAAAAATATAATATAGTTATGACAAAAGACATACCAATCTATAAAATTACTATAGATCCTGAGTATTCAGATGGTGAAGAGTTAGGGATTGAGCAAATAGCTTTCACCTCAACTCCTGCTATTGTTACTAAAGGGATGGCATTTGATGAGCATAAGAAATTGTTTTTCTCAGATGACTTAAAGTATAGAGTAGTAGCTCCTGCTATGATACCTATGGAAATCTATAGGAATGATGAGAATGATGAGGAGTACTATGTACAATTTACAGCTGAGACTATTGAGCAGATTCATTCTAAGTTTATGCAAGACCTATCTAATCGTAATGTCTTTAACCTAGAGCATGATACTGATAAGACAGTTCCTGCTTATGTACTTGAGGCATGGATAGTAGAAGATCCTAAGAAAGATAAAGCCTACTCTAGCTATGGTATTGAAGTACCTAAAGGCACATTAATGGTAACAGCTCAGGTAACTGATAAAGATTACTATAATGAGCTAGTAAAGAATGAGCAGATAGGTTTCTCTATTGAGGGATTCTTAGGCTTAAAACTAAGTAATCAATTAAATAATAAATATAGTATGAATAAATTACCTGATGGAGAACATCTAATTGATGGTAAAATCTATGTCGTAGTAGACGGTGAGATTATCGAGATTAAAGATGCACCTGTTGTTGAAGAAGAAGCAATGACAGAAGAGATTGCACTAGAGACAGTAGTAGAAGAAGAAGTAATAGAGGAGACACCTGCCACAGAAGAGATGGCTATTGATCCTGCTGCTGATGCTGAAGCTATCTTAGCTATAGTACAACCTGTAATTGATGAGCAAATCAATGCTATTATAGCAATGATAGCTGATTTAAGAAATCATATGGAGGAAGTAATGTCTGAAGGTGAGGAAGTAGTGGAAGTAGAAGCTACTAAATTATCACAGCATGATAAGTTCTGCATGGTAAGTAAATTTTTAAATAATAATAACTAAATAAAAAACAAAAAAAATGAGTAGAAAATTAAAATTTGACTTGGACATTGATGCATCTGCATTATTACAAGCTAACAGCGAAGCATTCTATAGCCGAGCTTATTTGAATGAGGAAGTAGTTGACAACTATCGTACACTACCAGGTGTAAAGTATAAGACTAAAATCTCTAATATTACCTTTGGACAGGTATTGCAGGCAGAAAATTGTGCTTGGAATGCTAGTACTGATGAGCTTGCATCTGTAGAAATAGATGTATGTGGATTATCAGCAATGGCTGAGATTTGTCAATTCCAATTAGAGCAGTCTTTTGTATCATTACAAATGACTAAGGGATCTAATGGAGATTTCTCTGTAGCATCTTTCATGGATTTTTATTGGAATGAGATGTCTAAGACAATCGCTGAGAACATTGAGAAGTTACGTTGGTCAGGTGATACTACATCAGGAACTCCTGCACTTGCTTTATGTGATGGATATAAGAAGTCACTAGTAGCTGATGCTGCTAATGTAATTGAAGTAGGTGGAGCTACACCTCCAGCTGTTAATGCAGGAAATGTACTTGCTACATTGGCTACAGTTTATGCTGCTATCCCTCCTGCTGTAATTGCTAATCAAGAAGAGTTAAGAATCTATGTATCTTCTCCTGTAGCTACTGCTTATCGTGCTGCTGTTGCTGCATCTAACACTCAAGCTAACTTGACTCAAGCATTAGACTTTACTTATCTTGGAATTAAGATGGTATTATGCCCTGGAATGCTTAGTAAGTCTACTATCGTAGCTTCACCTAGAGGTAATTTTATCTATGCTTTTGATGCTGAAGGTGATGGTAAAGCATTACGAGCTATCAATTTAGCTGACACTGTAGCTGAGCCTGTAATCAGAACTCGTGCTAACATGAAAGTAGGATTTACTCACGTTAATGGTAATGAGATTGTATTCTACAACTCTGCATCTTAATTAACTAATTTATAAATCTAAGGGAGTGAAAGCTCCCTTTACTTAAAACTTATATCATGCCTTTAGGATGCGATGCATTAGAAACAATAACAAAATCCTGCGATAATAATATCGGAGGAATTAGAAAAATATGGTTAAATGATCAAGAGAATATCACTACTGATCCTGTTGTTGCAGTAGATGGTGAAGTAATTGTATTAGCTACATCTGTAGATTATACTGAATTTGAAATCAATAGAAATACAGGTAACTATACAGAGGATACTGCGGTAGATTTAATCAATGGATCTTCATTTGTAACTCAGACTATTACTCTTATGTTTAATAGAAGAGACAAAGATAAGTCAGAAGCTATCAATATATTAGCATCAGGTCAAAGATACCTAACTGCAATAATATTAGATGCTAATGGTAAGTATTGGTTTTTTCAAGACCTGCAATTAACTGCTACAGGTGAAGGATCAGGCACAGCTCGTGCGGATGGCAGTAAATATTCCGTTACACTTTTAGCGGAAGCAGACCATTTGGCGTGGGAAATTACTGAAGCTGCTGTAAATGGAGTTATTGCATAACCTTAACACCCTAATAATTAAAGCTCTGCATATTGTAGAGCTTTTTTTTTAAACATTTTTTGACCTTAGTATAATATAGTTATATGATATACATTAAAAAAGATGAGGTCAATCAGATAATCCTTACCCTAACAGAGGTAAGTAATATACCTAATCCTTATTATTTATTTGTTTTTCAGAATGAAATGGACAAGCTGTCTGCACCTATTACATTCTACACTGCTGATAGCTCAGCCTATCCTGAAAGATTCAATCAGTTTCTATTGGATGAGCCTGTAGATTTGGAACTAGTAAAAGGACAGTATACATATCAAATCTATGAGTCATATACCACACCTCCAACTATTGCTAACTCTACAGGGGTAGTGATTGAAGAGGGTAGGATGGTAGTAAGTGGACCAATAGTATCATCAATTTATGAATAATTATGGCATTAAAAGACTTTTTTAAAACAGTAAAGCATGAAATAGTAGAGGGATATCAATCATTCTCTACTCCATTCCTTAAGGTAGGAGGTGCTAACTTAACTCTTCCCTATGTAAATGGTAGGAATCAGACTAATGGATATATACCATTTGGGCAGGATAATCTATTCCCTGAGCTACTCAATCAAATATTCTATTCATCACCATTACATGGCTCTATTGTAGGGTATAAAGTGAATGCAGCTGTAGGAGGTGGATTTAATATAGTAGCAGATAGATTAACTCCACAGGATAAGCTAGAGCTATATACACTTGAAAGAAAATTAAACATAAAAAAAGTAGTACCTGCTGTAACTCAGCAACTGATACTGCATAATAGAGTTTATTTCAAGCTATGCTTTGATGATAAAATGAAACTGACTAAGATAGTCAATCTATCACCTGAGAAACTTAGAGTAAATTTAGATAGAAAAAGATACTACATATGTGATGATTGGTCATCTAGAATCGGAGTACAGGAGATAAGAAGATATACTCCTACCTGTAGAGATTATGAGCAACTATTTGTATATGAGGTAGAATGTATTGGGCAGGATTTCTATCCATTACCTCAGTACACCTCAGCTCTAAACTTTGCATTCCTATCAGGTGAGCTTAGCTACTTTGCTAAAAGTAATATTCAAAACTCAATCTTTCCATCCTTTGCTATGATGTTTCCTAAAAGGCCTCAGTCTGAGGAGGAAAAAAACATGATAAGGAATACCATTGATAGGCTTAAAGGAGCGGCCAACAGTGGGAAAGCTGTCGCATTTTTTGCAAACTCAGCAGACCAATTACCTAAGATAGAGGCTTTGCCAACTAATGGTAATGATGGTCTATTTCAAGAGGCATCACAGCTGAACACTGAGCAGATTTGCTTTAGTCACACTATTGATCCTATACTTATGGGTATTCGTACTACAGGATCATTAGGTAATGGCTCAGATATTAAGCAGGCTTACATCATATTTGAGAAGAATGTAGTAATGCCATTGAGAGACATGGTATCTGACATCTTTAATGAGCTACTTTTTATAGCTAAGATTGATGCAGATTTCACAATCAATAACTATCAAATTATAAACGAGGCTATAGTAGAACTTGAGGGAGATACCTCTAAGACTAATGATGCACTTAATACATTGAATCCTGCAGTAGCTGCTAAAGTACTTGAGAATATGTCTAAAAATGAAATTAGAGCCTTAGCATCTTTGCCTCCATTGAATGATACACCAACACCAATAATCTGATGCTATACTTTATAACAGAAACCTACTTAAAGAATAACACACCTATCACAGCTAATGTAGATGTAAACAATGTTACTCCTTACTTAGCTACTCAAGCTCAGCTAAGAATCATGCCTATCTTAGGTACTACATTCTATAATGACTTGCTAACTAAGTACAATGCTCAGACATTAGATCCTGATGAGGAGGTGCTAGTTACATTTATACAGCCTATTATAGCATGGAGAGCAGCAGAAGATGCTGTATTTGGTCTATCATTACAGCTAAAGAACAAAGGTCTACAGACTCAGTTCGGAGATAACAGCTCATCTGTAGATAGAGGTACAATAGCATTCAGCATGGAACACTATGCACAAAAGGCTGCGTTCTTTGAGCAAAGATTAATCAGATACCTACTTAAAAATAGAGCTTTGTATCCAATATTCACAGGTACAACTAACCGAGATACTGACCTTAGACCAATGATTGATGGATGTAGCTGTTTATCTAATGGCTTACTAGAATGTAATGGTCTATGTGGAGGTGCTGGAGGCAATGGTTACAATAATTCAATCTTAATAATATGAAGCACTCAGGAGTCTTATCTATAATAGTATTCAGTTTAGGATACTTAACAGGCATATCATTACTATTTGAGCCTGCTATATATCTTAAGCTAATGGGAGGTAGTATAATAGGATATCTTACTTTTATTCTAGCATTACAAATAGAGGGAAGGGAATGAAAGCACAATTAACACTACTAACATTATCAATACAATCACAACTTTTGACACTTATATCTATATGCTTTGCATTCTTTTTACCAATAAGTGGCATCCTGTTAATGATAGGAGTATTAATATGTATTGATACTATCACAGGTATTTGGAAAGCTAAGAAATTAGGGGAGAAAATAACTAGCAGAAAGCTCTCATCTATAATTAGTAAGTTAGCACTCTATGAGGTTACTGTGATAATGTTCTTTTTGATAGACCAATTCATACTAAATGATATCATTCTTACTTTTTTTAGTGTACCATTTATGCTTACTAAAGTAGTGGCATTGGTACTAGCTTCTATAGAGGTGATGTCTATCAATGAGTCAATAAAACAAGTAAAAGGGGTGGACCTGTGGCAAAGTGGAAAGGCATTATTTGCTAGAGCTAAGGAGGTTAAAGATAATCTAAACAAATTGAAATGACTAGATGGGAACTTACATCTAAATATGGTACTGCTAATGTAACAGGTGCAGGATATTTAGTAAAGATTAAGTTACCTTATCCAATGAGAATAGCTTGGGATTTGGACAGCACTGTCAACTCTATGATGTGTCATAAGTTAGTAGCTGATAATTTTACAGCTGTATTCAATGAGCTTCTAGCTACCTATGGATACGATAAGATAAAAGAGTTAGGGATTGATTTATTCGGTGGATGCTTTAACTATAGAAAGATGAGGGGAGGTACAGCACTATCCATGCACTCATGGGGAATAGCCATTGATCTAGATCCTGCTAGAAATCTACTTAAAGAATCATCGAAAACTGCAAGATTTGCAAGACCTGATTATAAGGCAATGATAGATATATTCTATAAGCATGGCTTTATATCTTTGGGTAGAGAGAAGAACTACGATTGGATGCACTTTGAAATAAAAGAATGATGAGATACTTAGTTATAATCTTACTACTCAGCAGCTGCTCTGCACAATACCATCTCAACAAAGCTATTAAGAAAGGATATACCTGTGAGCAAACAGGAGATACTATCAGAATCACTACACTAGATAGCATACCTGTTATTATTCATGATAGTATAGTATGGGAGAAGTTCATCACTACTAAAGATACCATCATCAAATATAATACTGTCTATGTGCCTAAGACAAAAATAGAATTAAAGCGAGAGTTTAAACTTAAGATAAAAACTATCTACAAAGATAGGATAGTTCAGAAAGCACAGGCTAAGGCTACAAGACCTAAGACTAGAGGCAATCTTAACCTGTTATTTGTAGGGGTAGGCATAGGCTTACTGCTATCATATCTCTTTAAATTTGCGAGGGAGAAATATTTATGGTAAGAAAAAGACTGTTTTACGACATTGAAACTTCATTCAATGTTTCTGTCTGCTGGAGGGCAGGCTATAACCTCACTATCAATCCAAGTGATATCATTCATGAGAGAGCAATCATATGCATCTGCTATAAATGGGAGTCAGAGGGTGATGTACAATTCCTAACATGGGATAAAAAGCAATCAGATAAGGCAATGATTAAAGCATTCCTCAAAGTTATGGCTCAAGCAGATGAAATTGTGGCTCATAATGGGGATAGATTTGACCTAAAATGGTTGCGTACAAGAGCTTTATTACATGGTATTGATGTTATGCCCTCACCTAAGACTATTGACACGCTTAAATGGGCTAAAAGATACTTTAATTTTAACTCAAATAAACTAGACTATATAGCTAAGTATTTAGGAGTAGGGCAGAAGATGGATACAGGGGGATTAGATTTGTGGAAAGACATAGTATTTAAGAAAGATCAGAAAGCAATGGATAAGATGGTAGAGTATTGCAAAATGGATGTCACTGTCCTAGAAGCTGTATTCAATAAACTTAATTCCTACACTACTCCATCTACTCACTATGCTGTAATGGAGGGAGATGAGAAATTCTGCTGTCCTGAATGTACAAATTACAATGTAAGGTATAATAAACAGGTAGTGACTGCAGGAGGTACTATCCATCATTGGATGTTATGCAATGATTGCAGAAAACATTTTAAAATAAATAATAAAACTTACACAGAATTTTTGAAATTCAAATATAAACATTAACTTAGCACTTGTTTCCATGTTAAAGAAAGACAGTTATAAGCTACCCAGCCTTGTAGCTGTTTTTTTTTGCATGAATAATGCTAAATAAAGTTTACAAATAACAATACTTTTGTTAGATATGCTTTACATTATCGGCATAATTCCGATTATCATGTAATTCCAAAGTAACTTATCATGTAATTCCAAAGTAACACTTTAGATTATGTCCCGTTTTTTACGAAATAAATTGGACTTTTTATGGTTATAACCTTAATAATAGCAAAGGTTTTAAGGTTTTAACCTGTCGGTATTTCCGCCAAGTTGGTTGCAGTCGCAAATTGCGACCTTACAGGGGGACAATTTGTCCCCTAGTCTTATTTAGAATGAATATAAATTACACTTTTTTATTGCAGTTATAAAACTTTATACTATCTTTGGCGTATAGTTATCAACAATTAAAACTTTTACACATGGACAAAGAACAAATTTTAAAGATTATTTTTACTGAGGAGGCATCACTGTATGATCAGGCTAAAGAATTTCAAGAGGCTTTTGGATCAGCTGATGAGGCTACTCAAAGAATTGTTACTAAATGGATTGCAATTAATAACCTAATAGAAAAAATCAATGAAAAAACTAATTAATTATTTCACTCCTGTAGGAGCTGAGCAGATAGCATTTGCTAAGGCATTAATGGTAGTAGTTACTGCTGTTATATCAATCTTATTTTTATTCACTTTTTTAGAACTTATATCATGAATTTTATAAACCTATTCAAAAGAGACAATACTTATTTTTCTAATTGGACTACTGACTATGATAGTGATGTATATATAGCAGGTACTATTGAGCCATTTACCTACAATGCTACAGAGACTGATGATGAATATATGTCCCTGTTTCCTTTAAGTGATGCAAATCTTAACCTACTTAAATCTAAGTTATGACATTCAACGCAATTATAAAGTTTTGGACTAGCAGGAGAACAGCAGAAGAGATAAGAGGTGGATTTAATCTGCCTCTTTACCTGAGATATTTACAAATCATAAACAATAAATCTAATGACTGAGTTCACACAGCTAGCTATTAAGGTCCAGGATGAAATAGCTAATGGTGATTATACTCACCAAAAATACCTACAATTTAGAGAGTGGTACTTTCAGAATTATGAGGGTAGTAAGAGGAATGCAAATAGAGATTTTGCAATGTTTGATTTAATGTATGGCTTAGATGTGCCAATTAAAAACAATGATAATGAAGATATATAAAGTAGTGTTCAAGACCTTTGACTATTGGAATGGTCCTGTAAAGTTAGTGACTAGAATTATAGAGGCATATGATCGTAATCATGTTAAGCAGCTCATACAAAAGAATGATGATTTAATAATGCTAATTGAAGAGATATGAATGATATTATCAGAGAAAGGTATCCATTTGAGCCTACTAAAAAGATAGCAGATGACTTAGGATTATCAGAGTCAGCAGTCTACAATAGAGCATGGGCTATGGGTATTAAGAAAGATCCTGTTTATCTTCGGTCTACTCAATTTCCTGAAGGATATCTAGGTGGTAAAGCTACTCAATTTCAAAAAGGTCAAGCACCTCCTAACAAAGGACAAAAAATGTCCAAAGATTTGTATGAGAAAGTAGAAAAGACAATGTTTAAAAAAGGTAATAAGCCTATGAATACTCAGCCTATAGGTACTATCCATCAGAGAAAGGATACAGGAGGTAAGATGTACCTGTATATTAAGCTAGCAGATTCAAAGTGGCAGCTGCTGAATAGATATACTTGGGAGATGCATAATGGACCAATTCCTAAAGGGATGGTAGTAGTATATAAGGATGGTAATTATCTAAATAATGATATTAACAATCTGCTAATGATTACTAAAAAGGAGAATATGGCTAGAAATACCATCCAAAGATTGCCTAAAGAATTACAGCAGGTAATGAGATTAAAATGTAAACTAATAAAAAAAATAAATAACAATGGCACAAAACAAACTAAGTGATTTAAGAGATCACATCTTTATGGCTCTCGAGAGATTGAGCGATGAAACATTAACAACAGACCAGGTGAATGTGGAAGTAGATAAAGCTAAGGCAATATCTCAGCTTGCAGGTACTCTAATCCAATCTGCTAAAGTAGAGATTGATTTCATTAATGCTACCG